TGCCCGGAGCCGTGCGTTCCACTCGAACCTTCGGAGGGAACTTGGCGACGGACTGCCATGCGAGATGCAGTTGCTAACGCGAGAGCAGGGAGCCAAGACAAGGGTGCCGCTTCGCCCGAGTGCGGCGAGGCTGTACGCCCAAGTCTGCACGCCGCCTACGGCCAACTCGCCCGGACGCAGGCTTATGATCGTGACAATGCCGCACAGCCTAGAGTCGCGAAAGCACTTCGGCGTTGACGGCGACTACGGCATCAAGCACTCGCAGTTCGAGGCGAGCGAGCTTGACGGCAAGCACGCAACCCTCCGCTGGCCCTGCGCCCGAGACGCCATAGCAGGAATCAAAGAGTGGGTTCTTTCGACTGTCTACATTCCCGGCCCAATGTAAGGAGCTTTCATCATGTTCACATGGATCATTCGCATCGCAGTTTTTTGCTTCATGGCGTGGACGATGTCCATTCCGGGAACGGAGTGCTACATCTCGCCACTGCACTGGTCGATTCTGATTTTCATTTACTGGTTCGCCACGCACCCCATGCACGAGACGTTCTACTTCACCCGCACCGACCGAAGGAGGTGATCCCATGCCTGTTGTCTATTGCTACGGACGGGCCAGCACCAGCAGCCAGACGCTCACGGAGTCTCACCAGCGGGCCACCTGCGAGGAGTACGTCACTCGCTCGCTGGTGCCAAACGGCTACACCTACGGCGGCTGGCTCTACGACTCAGCCACCAGCGGCAGCAAGCCGATGTTCGAGCGCGACGAGGGCCGCAAGCTGTGGGCACTCGTTCAGCCCGGAGACAAGATCGTCTGGGCCAAGCTGGACCGGGCGTTCCGCTCTGTGCTGGACGCATCGCAGACGATGCTGCTGCTGACGCACAAGGACGTTTCCTTCAACTCGCTGGACTTGGGGCTCGACACCAGCACGCCAATCGGACGCTGCGTATTCACGATCCTCACTGCGTTCGCTGAACTCGAACTGGAGTTCATCCGGCAGCGGACTCGTGACGGGCTGCGGGCCAAGCGTAAGAGCGGCAAGCCGACAGGGCGGCACGCTCCAATCGGCTGGCGGAAGGTTGGCTCCAAGAAGGATTCCTACTACCTGCCAGACCCGTCAGAGCGCGAGCAAGTGGAGGAACTCGTCGCCATGCGGCGGGCCGGTGCCTCGCTCGAACGTCTCACGCTTCACATGGTTGGCCGCAGGAGGCCCAACGGCAAGAAGTGGAACATCAACAGCATCACGCGGGCACTCATAGCGGCTGAACGTCACTTTCCAAAATCGTTCGTAGCACCGAAAGGGCGATCTCCAGCCGCCGTCTGATAGTCCTCTGATCGCAGCCGACCTGCTCCCCGATTTCGCGTAACGACTGGCCCTTGTAGAACCGCAGTTGGATCAGTCGCCGCGACTTCGGGGGCAGGCGAGCTATCGCACAGTGCAGCTTGCCTGAGGACTGGCTCTTGGAGGCGGCAAGATGCTCCGCAAGCTCCATCGGGATGCGTGCCGCCGACCCGTACCGCATCGCCCTGTTGCGGTCTATCTCCCGGAGCAGTGCGTTGCGGACGGCGACCGAGAAGTACGTCGTTATCCGGGATTTCTCCGGGTTGTACGTCCTCGCAGCCCGGCACAACGCCAGATACGCCACGCTGGAGGAGTCTATGGCGTCCAGTTGCTTACGAAGCGTCGGATACCGGAGCCGAAAGGCCGAAATCACTTTCGGCACAATGGCTACAGCCTGCTCCACCACGCTCTGTTGGTCGTCCGTCAGCATCCACCCATGCGACCACGCGCAGGGCGATCTAGGAAGCCTTAGTAGGGCGCAGTAGGCGGCGTGAAGTTCGTGGTGTAAGCGGCGTAGCCCTTGATGATGCGGAGTTCGTCCATGTAGCCATTGAGCAGCCACACCGGGCCGGGAAAGCTTCCGACACTTGTTGTCGCTGCCGCCGAAAACGCCGCGCTCATCGTCCCGGTTGCGACGGCAACGCCGTTCACGAATATCTTGACTGCGCCGCTGCTCCTAGTCACGGCGAGATGCTGCCAGCTATTCACTGACGTAGCACCAGCGGAAGAAGTCACGCCAGTGCCAGCGCCGCGATAGTCGCAGAGTACGCTTCCGTCGGCAGCAACGCCGATAACGCAGCCGCCATCCGCGCCGCTGCCGACAACGCCGTGATATTGCTCCGCGAGTAGGTAGAGCCAGCAGTCAACGGTAAAGTCGCCTGCGCCAAAATCCATAATCGACGCACTTGCTGTGACCTCTGCGCCTGTTCCGTCGAGGTACATACTCGCCCCGCCGAACTTGCTCTGCGTTGTGCTGATCGCTGCGCCGCCGGCTGGAGTCACGGTCCAATCATTCAGCGACGAATCCGTGAACGTCGTGCTGCCGTTCGCCCCATCCATGTGGAGGAGCAATGACGGCGGCGGTGATGGCGGGTTGGGGTGCGGCGCGGTTGATGGGGTGAAGTTGGTCGTGTAAGCGGCGTAGCCCTTGATGATGCGGAGTTCGTCTATGAAGCACTCCAGCGAGCCGCCAACATAGTTCCCGATCTTGAGCGGCTGTGCGTTGTCGTTTATTACTCCGCTTCCGATAATTTCTCTGCCGACCTCCAGTCCATCTATGTATAGCACTATGTCGCCAGCCGTCCTCACAAACGCTACGTGCTGCCACTGGTCGGCCGATAGATCGTCAAGCCCGGCAATCTCAACGGACGAGGTTGAATCAAAGTAGAAGGAAGAAGGGCCGCCGACACTAAAGGCAAGGGCGAAAGAACTCCCTGCCGCTGTGGCGGCATCACCCTTGCCCGCAATAAAGCCGGATGCTCCAACCCTGTAAATCCAAAATTCAATCGTAAAATCGTCGGAGCCAAACTCCAAAGAGGGGTGGTCGGGAATCGTCAGCGCGGACGCAGATGAAAAATATCCGCTCGCCCCGCCGAACTTGCTTTGCGCCGTGCTGATCTCCGCACCGTCAACTGCCGTAACCGTCAACGCATTGGCTGACGAATCGGTGAACGTCGTGCTTTCGTTCGCCCCATCCATGTGCAGGAGCAAGGCGGGAGGAGGTGGCGGGTTGGAGTGCGGCGCGGTTGATGGGGTGAAGTTGGTCGTGTAGACCGCAGTCCCCGCCACGATGCGGAGTTCGTCGATAAGGATGTCGGAGGAAAAGGCAGAGTATGGAGCGCCGGGCACCGCGCCGACATTGGCAACATACGGGCCCGCCGCAACCTCCTGCGACGTTGTGCCGTCAGCCACGCCATTGAAGTAGAGCGTGGTTGTACCGCCGCTTCGCACGGCGGCTATGTGAACCCACTGCCCAACTGGCACTGCGCCAGCACTGCTGGAAGCGGCGGCACTGCCGCCGTCATTGCAATAGCCAGAGCCGTCTGCATTCACGCCCAAGTGCAGCCCGCCTGCGAACCCCGAGTTGTCTGCTGCTCCGTTGAGCGATACCACACAAGCATACGCGGCATCTCCGCTCAATCGGTACACCCAAGCCTCCACCGTCCAGTCCACCCCTACAAGGCTAGGAATTCCGCGAGTAGTTGTCGCCAGCCCCTGAAGCGAATCGACGCTATACGAGGCATTGCCAAACTTTTTCGTGGTGGTGTTGAAACTTCCCGGCGGCGTAGTAAACGTCAGGGCGTTTGGCGAGGAGTCGGTTACGTCGCTTGGGCCATCCATGTGGAGGAGCAGCGCGAGGCCGGGCGCAACCGGGTCGGCATACGGCTGTGTCGGCGGGGTGAAGTTCGCCGTGTAGAGGGCCTCGCCTTTGACAACCCGGAGTTCGTCCATCCAGCCGGTGAAGGACTCGCCGCTCCACTGCTTGCCAATGCTCGCGATGTTCGCGGTGAACGCCTGCGTCACGGTGTCGGAGTCCACCACTACTCCGTTGATGAACAGCCGCATCATGCTGGCGGAATCTCGTGTGACCGCAACGTGGACCCACTCGTCCGTCGGGAACGCTGTTGGGTCTTGGAGGAGAGCGGCGAAATTTTCTACCTGTAGCTGCTCGTTGGGATAGATCGTCAGGGCAAAGCGGGTAGCCGGGTAATCGCCGTAGGTTCCAAACTCCAGAAGGTTCTTGTATGTCGAACCGCCAGTCACATGCACCCAGAAGTCCACCGTGAATTGGCCGGTCCCAAATGAGAGGGCTTCAACCGGCGAGCCATCGTCATCAACTACAGTCAATCGCGCGTCATCAAAGTAACCACTAGCCCCTCCGAACTTGCTCTGGTCTGTGCTGGTCATCGCGTCATACGGCGTGATGGTCAGCGGCGTGTAAGCCGAATTGGTGAACACGGCCCCCTCGTCCGCACCGTCAAAGTGCAGGAGGAGCGTCACTCCCGGAGACGCAAGCTGCACGGCTGCGCTTGCCGCGCTCAATGCCCCTAGACCAATCGCGTTTACGGCCCGAACGCGGAACTTGTACTCGTTGCCACTTGTCAGGCCGGTTACGGTAGCGGACGTTGTGGTGCTTACGATGTCCGCGAACGTCGCCCAAGTCGCACCGTCGTCGTCGGAGTACTGGATTGTGTAGTCGGTTATCGGCGGGACTGAACCGCCAGCCGGTGCAGACCACGACAAGAGGATGTCGTTCCCACTAACTACTCCCGTCACGCCGGTTGGCGGATTGGGGAGGAACGAATCCCAGCGGGGATCGTCTGCCGTAGTCAGAGTCGTGCCGTCCGCGAACGTAATGCCGTCCGCGCTGATCTCTACGTTGTCTTCTCCTTCGCCCGGAAACTCGATTGGCGAGTCGCAGTAGATCGGCAGCGGCGTGCCGGTCGTGTCGTTGATGAAGACATTCCGAAGATGGCTGGCCTGCCAGTTCAACTGGTAGCCGACGGCGCAGACGAGAGACACACCGCCCACGCCACCCATTTCTGTATCGAACGAGCCAGCGGTGACTTGCGTCCCGTTGTCCAGCGTCAGCCCGCTGCTTTCCGCTTCGGCATCTCCAGAAAGCGTTATCGAGTTGAACGTCACGATGTCGGTCGTGTTTAGCGACTGGTCGTAGCCCGCAAGCGCGGCAATCTGCCCCAGCGTCACCTTCTCGGTGAGCGTTCCCGCCGCGTTGTCCGCCGCCACTACGGCGCTGGGGTCCGCAGACGAGGCAGCAGGGAGTTGACCAATGGTTGTGTCAGCCATCTTGGATAGTCCTTATAGGGTCGCCAGAAATAGTCACGACGCGAAATCCAGAGATCGTTGCGAGAAAGCCGCCAAGCATGGCCATAGCCCTCGTAAGTGGGCGCAGCAGTCTGGGCGACATCGGCATGATTCTTGTCCTGCTCTGGGATACGACGGTCAGGGTTGAAGTTCGCCGGGTGCGCCGCTTCGCATGGCGTAAAGGAGCTTGGTCTGCTCCCTGACGGCGTTCGTTATGTCACGCTGGGTAAGGGCCATTTCTTGCAGGAACTGCTGGTGGGCCGACACCATAGGCAGCACTAGGTCGGTCCGCACAAACCATAGGATTGCCGTCGCCAGCACAAGCCCGAAGCCGTAGCGTTCGAGCATCCGCAATGCAGTTTCGTAAACTTCCACGCTGCTCACGACTTGCCTTTCAGTTCTTGCTGCCATGCTGTCATCTTCACGCGGTTCGAGGATCGCTCCAGCCACCACTTGAGAAGCATCTGCACGACGGCCGACGCCAGCCACATCAGCAGCATCGACAGCACGACAGAGCCATACCGCTTCGGGTCCGCAGACCGGCACTCTCCAAACACGGCGATTGCCGTCCTGCCAACCGCCTCTCCACCATCCTCGCTCGAACAGCCAGCCAGCAGTTGTTCGGCAGGCCAATGCCGAATGGCCGACATGGTGACGGCGTCTAGCCGCTGCTTGCCAAGCAGCTTCGCCCGCAGCGGAAGCTGCCGCTGCACATAGTCGCACAGGTCTTCTGGTCTGGACTCGCTCACCACTTCACCTTGTTCGACCAGTAGCGTGCGGACAAGATGGACGGATCGTCGTCTTGTGCGTTGTGGCGGGCGTAGTAGCTCCGTCTGCGGGCCTTCTCCGCTTCTGTCTGCGGGCTGCTGCCAGCGCCCTCGACGCCCTGCTGGCCGAATCGGATCAGCTTCTCCTCGCCGTCGCTGCACGCTTTGACAACGTGCGACTTCGTGTCGTGCGATGGAGTCTTTCGCGGGCTGTTGCACTCCAGTTCTGATTTGAGCGAGCGAATCCTATCGGACATGGCAACTCCCGCTTGTGCAGGTGGTGCCATTCAGAGTGATCTTCGGCCTGTTCTTCGCGCACGGGCAGGTGGCAGGGCAGCTACACGGCCCCCTGTGCAGCCTGTCTCCAGACCAGACCATCCCTGTTCCCTCGCAGGCATCGCAGCACTTGCCAGCGGGAACGGGCTGCGGGGACGGGGCCGGAGACGGCGATGCGAACGCCATCCAGACGGCAACTACGGCGGCGGAAATGCTCATCCCAGCACCTCCTTCGCACCCCAGTCCTTGAGTTCTCGCTTGGGGAACCCGTTGACGTTGCTCACGGCGTAGGTTCCGCCAGCCTCGATCATTCGGGTGGCGACAGCCTGCGAAATCCAGAACGATCCCTCTGGCTGGTCGTGTACGCGAGGCCCGGACACCCATGAAAAGCCCCACGAGTTCTGGACGCAGAAGCGGCAGTCTCCCTTACGGGTGTCATCCGCAGCCGTCCACTGCATCGCATGGGCCCACGACCCCTTCGGGAACAACATCCCCTCAGAGTTGCGGGTGGAGTTGAAGCCAACACCAGAGCAGCACACGAGGCCATACCCGGAGGCGATGCAGTCCCTCGCCTGCTGCCATGTGGTGACCAGCGAGATGGTGCCGACGCGGTGCTTGGATGCTTCTGCCGTGACGCTTGAAGGAACTCCACGACTTCCCCAGCCGATCCCAATGCTGGCCTTGTACAAAGACAGGTCTAGCCCAAGCTCGGGATACCGCTTTCGCAGCATCAGGCCGCCAGTCCGGTGAGCCCAGCCGACGATCTCGGAGCAACTGGCACCCTGCCCGCCATGACCGCGCGCCCCGTAAAGCGGCTCGGTAGCAGTCCGGTCGATCCAGTCCTCTGTGGTCTGGATGTCAGGGTCGTTCGCCCGTGCTTGATCGGAGCCGCCACGAACAGCCATCGACACACAGTCGCCTGTGGTCTGAACCTCGTCATACGGCACCCTGCCAGCCGCAGTCTCGAACGCAACCACTGCCTTGAATGGCAGCGACAGCTTGCCCTCGCCTGCCCCAGACAGCGTGTCTCCGAACAAAGGCATCGGCAGTGACGCCAGCAGACGCTCGGTTGCGTCCGGGTCGCAGTAGGCACCCACAAGTCCATGCTCGTAGGCGTCTACGATCTCTGCCGGAGAGGCAAACAACTCGCTCATTGCGCCCCCCTACCGGATTTCTGCAAACGCTTTAGCCGCCGCATCTCGCGACGACGGCGTCAGTTGCGAGTCGGTCTTGCCGACAGCGTCGAGGAGATAGGCGTCCAGCCTGTCGCCAAGCCCGGCATACTTTCCAACCATCCCGGTGCTGGCGAACGCCATCTGGAGGGCCGACTTGTGGCGTGCCCGGAGGTCGAAGGTCGTCTTGCAGACCGGGTCTGGAGCCTTCCCGTCGCGGACAACGATGTCGGCCATTGCGGCGTAGAAGTCCCGCAGCAGCTTGGCGTCGGCTGAACTGACTCCAGCCAGTATCGCGGACGGAACCACAACCGGGTGAACTACTGGACGCAGTGCGGAACCGGCAACGCCGAAAGCCGCCGAACAGGCGGCGGCGATGAGCCCTACGGCAATGATTGCACGCCTCACGGCTACCTTCCCTTCCTCGCCGGGTTGACGAGAGCGTCGATGAGAGCCCTCGCGGCTACGGCCACCCCCTGCTCTCCAGCGGCATCAGAATCCGCAGCAAGGGCGAACAGCCGGTTGACCCACAAGGCCCGGCTGGCCGACGAAATCCCGGAGGACGACTTCGCGAACGGTAGGTATGGGTACGCAAACGCAGCAGCGGAAGCCGCCAGCGACACCACGATGATGATGGCAACCGTCATTCCGGCACCTCTGTCAGGCTGACGGCGGTCGCCAGCTTCACGATGTAGTCCACAAGCTCGCGACCGGCTTGGCTCATAAGAACGGCTTGAATCCGCTCCAGCAGGTCGTCGTCAATGTGCGTGTTCGTTTTCGAGGCGACGAACCGCATGAGTTTGAGCGCCCCGTCGATCTGCTCTTGAGCCGTTTTTGCGGCGGATATTTCCGACACTAGCGACAATGCTGGTGCCCACTCCACAAGCTGCCGGATTTTTTCGCCTACCGTTTGAGCCATTTGGTCGCCTCTCCGAGAGCCGTGAAACGTGTCTCACTAGGAGATTTATGTCCCGGCGAGGGCGGCCCCGTGACACGATTTTCCGGCGCACCAGAGACTCAGAAATGCCTATATCCCGGCAGGTCTGTGAGAACGTGAACTCCCGTCCAGTCCCGTGAAACACCCACCGGAACGCGGCAACCTGCCTCCGCAGAGTCTCTGCCGCCCCCTTCCCGGTTCGGTACACGATGTCGTGCCCGTCCCGGCGGTGTGCCTCAAACAGGTCAAGGCAGTGGCCGTAGGAGCGGATGACGACCTCGATGCAGAATCGCCGCCATCCGTCCTCGCAGAACTCTGTGATGTTCTGGTCGTCGTATTCCGGCTCAGGGAGCGCAATCATTTGACTGGTGCCTCGCAATAGCCCGTTCGCAGCTTGCCCTCGTTCAACTCCGGCCAGACCTCCAGCGAGTGAATCGCACCCATGACATTCCACGCGGCGTGACCCAGATGGTCCTCGTCGCGATTGCCCGACAGGAACATATAGATGTGCCGCAGGGCATGGTTGAGAAGGTCGTTCGCTGGCATGCCCTTCTCCCAGTTGAAGTCGTCGTACTTCCTCGCTCCCTCCGCACACGCAGCCGCCACTGCCGCCAAGCCGATTGGCGTTATGAGGTCGTAGCGGAGCGACTCCGCGTCGGACGACCGCACCGCACCAGACGAATACTCGACCGCACTGCCCTTCACTTCCTTTATCACTTCGTCACCTCCAGAAAACGTGCCTCGAACAACTCCTTCGCATCCTTCCACGAACGCGGCGTCAGACAGCCGCCGATTGGCTCTGCGTCGATGCCCCAGTCATGCTGTACTGTCATGAGGGCATCCTTCTCGAAGATCAGCGCCCTGCTGTCCGCCTCCTTCACGGCCTGCGGAATCGGCCACCGCAGGCCGAAGACCTTTGCGATCACCTGCTGAACGTGCCGCTCTAGCTCGACGTACTGCGGCAGCATCACCTTGAGCGGGCGGGCAACGTCGCCTAGATACGCCTCGCTTGCGTCGTGCATCAGCCCCCAGAGTGCGTCCTCCCGCGACACGAGCTTCGACACGAGGACGCTGTGCTGCGCCACCGAATACGGCTGCGTCGTGTGGCCCGTGAACCGATTCACGAGCGACAGCGAATGGGCTATGTCCGGTAGGCGAACGTCGCTCTCGCTGAACGCGCTAAGGTCAACAAGTTTTCCTGTAAATGTTTGCATCGTCGTACTGTTCATCCCTCGTACTCCTGACAAATGAGCGGCGTCACTGCGGCGAGGTCTGCCTTCGGAACGAAGTACGCCTCGCCGTATCCGCCGTAGTTCTTCCGATACCTGTCTGCCTTTGCGTCCCTGCCTCGCATCCATCCATGCACAACGAAGTCGTTCGGCCCGCCGGTCACGAGGACGAAGATGTCTCCATCCGCATCGCCGTCCCGCACGAGCAGGTCGTAGTCGGCCCTCGACCGGGTCCGCACTTGGATCGCACCAACGTCTCCTCCCGTCTTGAAAGTGTTCACGCTCCCCGACCAGTACCTCCCGGTGGCCTTCGCGAAGGCACACTCACCGAGAGCGCCGAGAATGTGGACGTGCCACTCGCTGTCGTTTGTTGGCCTTGAGTTTTCGAGCCCTTTTCTTAGTGCCTCGACGTTTCGGCTTACGCCGACCAGTGCTGCGCGGCTCACCTCGAACCACTCCAGCCTCACCCTCACTGGGCGCGTGGAGTCTGATCCACCCGTCGTCGTCTGGTATCGGGGAGCCATAGTCTTCCTCGTCGTCGTCTTCAATCGGGCCGAAGGTTTTGTCCGACATCACTGCGCGTCCATGACCTGCGAAACAAAGGTTGCAATCTGCTCAAGCGGAAACGTGACCAGCCACTCAGAGTCGTTGCGTCGATGCAGCACGACGGGGACCAGCGAGCCGCACTGCTCGCGAGACTTCTCCATCACGGCCGTCAGGTTCAAAGCCTGCACGCGCTTGACCTCAAGCCAGAGATTCGGAGTTCCCGGAGCAATGAGGTCGCTTGCGCTTTCTGTGCCAGAGTGCTGCTGGCTGCGTCGTGCGTGCGCTCGCGGCACGAGTCGGTTCCATTCCGCCGCAGCCTCAAGCTCTCCACGCTTTCCCTTCTGCCGACTGTTGATTGCCATGCGAACTAGCTCCGTTGGGATTCCGTTCTTTCGCCGCCACTCCAGCAGGTACTCAGGAAGCGGCTCAGGGCCGTACCCGAGATGGCGCTTGTGACGCAGCGCCGCAAGAAACTCAGGGTCGTAGTTGGCGTCGTCGCACTCACGCTTGGCCGTGAGGCACTGCCCCTTCGTGAGGTTGTTCTTTCCTCCGAAGTGCAGGCCGTCGTGGCACCACACGCAGAGCCGCAGGAGGGCCCGCCGATCATGCACGCGACCCGCCCCCTGCTGGAGGTGGTGGATGTGCAGTGCCTGCGAGCGGCTCCAGCAGACCGCGCAGAACTGCATCTGCGCGGCGAAGGCCGATAGTTCTTCTCGCCCATCGCTCACTCCTCCTCCCTGTGGACTGCCTCCACGATGGCGGAAACGGCTCGCGAAAAGTTCTTGGCGTCCTCGACGGTGGAGAACTCAATCGTCCACTTCACCGTCGGGTGGCAGAACCCGTCGGTCGCCACGCCATGCTCGCGGACCTCCTCCACCCAGTTGTCCTTGCACGCGGCCAGCCCGGCGACGATGCGGGCGTGAGCCAGCACCTCCTCGTTCTCCATCAAGAATCCGCTCAACGCTTTCGCCAGAAATCCGCTCATGATCGCTACTCCCTTGAGAAAGTCGGACACTTCAACCTCCATGCGTTTTCAGCCAGTTGGCCGCTGTCGCGAACCAAAACGACAGCAGCGTCAAGTCCTCAGCACTTGTCACGTTCACCGTTCCGTCAGTGGCGATCACGACGACAGACTCCGTCGGCTGCTCCAGCCACAGCGGTGCGTCCGGGTCGCCGCCGACGATGTTCTCCATGACCGACAGCCCCTCCTTCGGCCTGCACAGGGCCGCGAGCTTCGCTCCGTTCGATCCCGTGTACTTCAACAGCACCAAGTCCTTCGCCATCTCACTTCTCGCCGTGTGTGTAGACCGCTTCCGTGCTGAGTAGGCCGTACTGGCCTGCATCAGCTACCCCGTACTGGGGTTGCGGTGTCAGCCTTATTTGGCCTCAACCTCAGCAAACCACCGGGACGTAGCGGCTTGGGCCGTGTCTGGCTTGCAGCAGGATCGAATACCTGCCCGTTGCCCGGATTTCGTGCTGACACCACAGGACCGCTCGATCAAGTTCAGAGCGGGTTCTTTAGGCTCGACCGTTTTCACTTCTTGAGCGCTGACCGTTACGAGGAAATCAACAGCGCTTTGTTTTGATTTTTCGGAGGACGGAGATGTCGCTCCATTTCTCTGCGGCACGCCACCCAAGCCACTTGCGACCTTTCGTGGCTGCGACAGGGATGCAGGCGACAGCCCCACTGGTGACGTTGACGAGGATGAACGCATCGACCTCTGTGGGGCAGTACGTTCCTTTCCCGTCCTTGCCGCGACGAAGGCGGATGCGGTTGCCGTTGCCGACAGACAAGGCAGAGGAAGCCTTGACTTGGATTCGCCAATGCCTGCGGTCCGAGAACGCGAGCAAGTCGTAGCCGTAGTCCACAAGCGGCACGGCAACGTCGTAGCCCGCCCGCAGCAGCCTCTCGACAGCGACGGCGATTCCGATTTCGCAGATGACCCGACCATCTCGTGACTCCATTCACGCCTCCGTCTAGGGGCGATCTTGCCCCTGCTTCCGTCGCTCAAGCTCGCTGCGGACAGCGGCCTTGAACGGCGAATCCTTCTTCTGGGCCTCCATGACCCAAGACAGATAGCCCTCCGGGATCGAGCGCAGAGACTGACCCCGATACTTGCCGTACATCATTCGCCAGCCACGCTCCTTCTTGCCCTCAGGCTTGGCGAAGGGATCGCGAGTCTCGTGATCGAACGTGACTCCGACGAGCAGCGACTTGCGCTTCTCCAGAAGCTCCTGAGCCTGCCGCTCCAGAGCCTCCAGTTCCGCAGAGTCGGCCTCGCGGATCGCCTCCATCGGGTCGCAGCCGTCCATCGACAGGGCGGAAGCGAGACGCTCGCGGCGAGTCGGTGACTTCCGCAGCTTGGCGTCGAGAACGTCGAACACCGTCAGCAGTTGCTGATTGCGAAGGTTTCCGGTCAGGTCGTAGTAGGAGAAGTGCGGCTTGCCGCTTGCGAGGATGGCGGCACGACGCTCGTCGCGGCTCATCTCCGGGTGCAGCGTGCCACCCAGCGCACGGGTGCCTCTGCCGATTCGCTGTTCCAGCCTCGAAAGGCTCTTGGTCGGTGCTGCCGAATAGATGTTTCGGAGTTCTGGAAAGTCCCAGCCGAAGCCAAGAATCCCGACGTTGACGATGATCTTCCGCTCACCGCTGATGAAGGCGTCCATGTTCGCCTTCCGCTCGTCCGCCCGCTGCTTCGAGTAGACGACGCTGGCGGCGACACCGTACCGCGAAAACACCTCCACCAGCAGCTTGGCCTGCCGGATGGAGTGGGCGTAGACGACGCTAGGTTCCTGCTGGAACGTCGAGAGAACGAGCGACGTTACCTCCTGAGCGCAATGCTCGGCGGACAGGATGTCGCTGAGTTGCTTGCGATCCCACTCGCCAGCCACCTCGTCCACCAGCGTCAGGTCGATGCTCTTGGACTCGCTCAGAAAGCACTTGGGCGGCACCAGCCATGCGTCATCCAGAGCCTGCCGCAGCGTGTAGACCGACTGCGGGCGAGGGAAGTACCGCAGCCCCTTGCCCTTGCCCTTGTACGGCGTTGCAGAGAAGCCCACGACGGTCGCACCAAGCGACTCGAAGTGGCAGAGCATCCGCTCCATCGACGCGGTCATCTTGTAATGGCACTCGTCCACGCAGACCAGCGACACGCGGTCGTAGGCACGGGCCTTGTAGCGGTCGTTGGAGAGCAGGCTGTCACGCGAGCCGACGATCACGCGGCTCCGCAGCCCCTCAATCCACTCAGCCCGGCTCCCTTGATGCTCAACGTCGCACCGCTCTCCAAGCCGAAGCTCAAGGCGGTCCCGGCCCTGCCGCATGAGGTCGATCAGCGGCACGATGAACAGCGGGTGCTTCGCGATACGGCACAGCTCCGCGACGACTTCGGTCTTGCCAGTGCCTACCGGCTGGCAGACCGTGATCCTTCGCTCGCCGTTTTTCGCCGCACGGCAAACGTCCTCGACGGCCTGTAGCTGGTAATCCCGCAGGAACTGCCGCCTTTCGGCTCGCTCCACCTGCCGGGACACCTCAGCCGCACCAACGCACTCTGGGCAGTCGCTCGTCATTTCGCCCTCGACTTCTTCTTGCGTGTCTTGCGGACCTTCTTGGCTGGCTTGGCGAGCGGCTCGCGGTCCGCCCCGCTCCATCGGTCGCTGCAAATCG